ACGGAGAAGACCATCACCGCAGGGGACCAGAGCAATCCGCGCCGCCTGCGCTACCTGTACAGCACCAAGGCGAGCGCGAAGCGGGCTGTCGATCGAGAGTGGAAGCGGCTACAGAAATCGCAGACATAAAAAGGGCACCATAAAGGTGCCCAAATAAAAACAGCTTATTAGTGCAACTTCTGAATTCCTGCCGCCTCTTCCATCCGCTGGATATATGACATCATATCCTTCTGACTTCTCAAGTTGAAAGAGTAGTCTGAACCCTCGCTTAATAGCTCTATAGCTTCAGACTTATCCTTTTCATCAGCTGCGCTTGCAGAGTAAACAGCATAGCATCTGGTTTCATTCCCCAACTCAAGCTTAGCCTTAGCCATAATAAAAGACTTTAAACCAGCCTCCTTGAATTTAACAGACGCATCCCTAGCCCCAAGATCAATAGTCTCAGTGATATGGTAAACACCATTCTTCAATGCGAAATCCGCATGTAAATTAGCACGATCAGAAATTGGAAAATTTTGCACCACTCGATGATTAAGAATATCATCAACACTTTCACTAAAGAGATTATGATTCTTAAATAGATTGCGCATATTCGTGATAATCCGTGCACCACGCTCCCGTGTCATCCTGGGCTTCGGAGGAATCACCAATTCGGACATTAGCTTATTTAGCCTTAAGCTAACCTCATCTGCGCTACTTGCACAAAAATACCCAAGACCACTCAACTGATACGAACTAGGCATCATGCTACGCCTAAACTCAAACTCACTCTCAAACTCAATGGACTCACGATGCACTGAGCTAAATATCTTAATCAATTTCGACTCTAGGTTCTTTAGATCATTCGTCGATGTAACCCCATCGACGGCTCTAATTTTCCTGATAGACTCACATATATGAACAGAAACCTCACTCGGCAGAAAAACTAGCAATCCAATATTGATAGTTTCATTTCTTTTTCTGTCTGGCGTAAACTGTACAAGGCTATACTTAATAGTATTCATTACATAATCGCCTCTTTAATTTCCGCGCAACGTGCGGGGCGCTCATCGCTCTTCCACCATGTCGTCGCTGCAGCGAGATCCACCCCTTGCTTCCACTCGTTAGGCATGGAGTTCACTGGCACATCAATCCAGTCATCAGGCAATGCCTGAATGAGGTCGAGCACCCCATGGGCGCTAGCCTGATCAAAACCGTACATCCTAGCCAGGAACAGGTGAGCCTGCGTCGTGTTACTGCCGTCTGCAGGATAGCCCCGCAGTGCTGGGCCATGGGCCAGCCAGGCAAAGCTGAAGTCAAAGGCCATCATCACCGTCCTGTCCAGACTAGTGCGGAACAGGTAATTTTTGGCATGCCTATCTGTATTATTGATGAATAGGTCCAGGGCATAGATCATCGACAGCCGCTCCCGCAGGTTCACAATCCGAGCCGCCATATCACCGGCCTGCAATTCCAGCAGACACTGATCCTCATCAAGTTTGCCACCCTCAATGCGAGAGCCGAACCAGACCTGTCCATCGCTGGTATAGAGTGCATCCATCGGCGGCGTTTGGATACGACAGGCAATGGACAAGTGGCTGCACAGCCACTCTGTCGCTGGCACGAACATCGAGTCCGGCCGTGCAGCCTTAAACGCATAGTCCATCCCATTGTCGCACTGGCAAAATCCACCCGCGTGCGCCGTTCCGGTGCTTTGCGGATACACGTCAGTTACATTTAGTCTGACCAAATTCTGTTGTATCAATGGCGTTGCTCTCTGGAGTGCCGCAGCTCCGGCCACAGCTTCAGGCTTCACACGATGCTCAGGATTTTCAACTTCTGTTCGGCGAACTCTTCCGGCGTAAGTACTCCCCTGTCACGCAGAGCTGCCAAACGCTCAAGCTTGCTAATCATGTCATCGCAGGGTGAAGCACTCGCCATAGCGGGCTGTTTCTTCGCATGTATGGCATCGCGCACCTTATTGGTAAATGCAGTGACTGTCTTCTTCCAGACATTTGTTATCTTGCGCTCGCTGCCACCATCTTGGATAAGGATATCGCCGAAAAACATACCAGTTTTTCCTGATACTGCGTTGATCTTGTCCAGTTCGATTGATGCCTGCTTCAATCCATAAAGCATGCCCTTATCGAGGAAGATCACCCGTCGATCAGTCAGGGTAATCAGCCAAGTATTTCCCTCCATGATGCCAGAGGTAAACGCCAAAACCTGTTCACCGTCAGCCAATACCTCGGGAAGATGACTCAGCTCTTTTTTGGTAAAGAATTGATCGTCACCTATCTCGGTAGCGATGCGATTATACTCGGCCTTCAGTGCATCCGGCGTCGCGCTCCTATAGTCGAAAGCCATCATCACTCCCCTCTTTCAATGCAGTATTCAACCATCTCGTACTCCGTATCCCAGTCCTGCTCGCATGCTTGCCGCGAAGATCCCGTGTACTTGCGTTCGATATTTTTCTTGGAAGCCCTTCGCTCCCTAACGCAGTGCTCTTGCATGTCGTATTCATCTGGCCAGTCATTAACACAACGGCGAACTATCTCGTCTTGGGGTAACTTATCCACTGCCGCTTGGGAGGCGCTTTGTTCCTTGACGCAGTAGAGACTCATCTCAAAGTCAGGTAGCCATTCCTCTTCGCAACGTTCTCTGATCTCTCCGCGATAACCAGCCAAAACCTTGGCAGCCTTACGCTGTTCAGTGACGCAGTAAGCACGCATCTGCTTATCGCTCGACCATTCCGCCATACAGTGAGCCTGTAGGGTCTTCTCGTCGGCCAGAAGGGCAATAGGGAAAAAGAATAGAAAAAATGTGCATGAGAAGCGCAACTGGCGAGGAGCATTCGAAACCGCTGGACGTGATCCCAGAGTGTGGTGCTGAACCTCTATATGCCTTAAGACCCGCAGAGTCTCTAGTCCCTGCTTACCAGCCATGGCTGATGCTCCGAGTCCGTTCTCGTCGGGAACAGATCATGCCAGCCTTTTGGCATCAGCGACAACGGCCTCCAGCTCTGCGAGGCGCTGCTCCAGAATTTTCAGACGTTTCTTTTCCTCAGCAGCAAGCTGTATTTCTCGCTGCTCGCCCTCGTCCAGTTCGCGCCAGAGTGCCAGCAGGGCCTGCTCGCGGGGGTTCTCTGCCCCATCATGAGCCACTTTCACAGATGCGCCTCTGAGCATCTGACCATCCCCTGTAAGCAGCCAGTCAACAGAGATACCCAATCGAGAACTTATCGTCCCCAGGGCCTCGGCGTTTGGCTCCCGCAGCCCCAGGGTGTAGTTCTGGAACGATCTGTAAGGTATCTCGCACGCTTCCGCAGCCTCCTTGATCGAAAGCCCCTTGGCCTCCAGGGCCGCTCGCAGCCGAACGGAAGTTTCCGTTTGTGCATTCTTATCTGTTGACATTTCCAATTGGGTGCCTAACATATGTCCGAGTGGGTACATCTTATCTATATGGGAACACTCGATCTATGACCCCTAATCAGATCCGTGCACGTCTCGTCGAAAAGGGCAGCAGCTACCGAAAGTTCGCGCTGGCTCGCGGCTACGAGCCGCGCAATGTCACCCAAGTGGTGGCTCGCTGGGCAGGAGCGGAACGTTTGCCCAACGGTCGCCTCGCCTACGCGATTCTGAAGGACCTATCTGAAGAGATAGGTGCTGATGTCGTCCCCGGCATTCGCCAGCCCGCAACCGAACAGTAATGACCGCCGCCCTGGGGAGACACCAGAAGATGAAACGCCCGCTCCTAGAAACGCGGCGCCAGGTGGTCAGCGCGATCATCGGCGCCTACCCCGGTGGTCGCGAATGCGCCGCCGCCCGCCTGGGCCTCGACCTGAAGAAGTTCGACAACCACGCCTACGAGAACGCCGGCAGCAAGCCGCTCAGCGACGACCAGTTGCGTTTGCTCGAGCAGGAAACCGGCACCAGCCACTTCCCCGAGTACGTCGCCCACCTGTATGGCGGCATGTTCGTGCAGATGCCCGATCCAGCCCAGCTGGACAACCTCGACCTGTACGCCAGGGGCGTCGCCACCGCCATCAGGCGCGGCGAGGTCGACCGCATCATCGCCGAGGCGCTACGCGACGGAGAGATCGACGAGGCCGAACTCGCCGAAATCATCGTCGCCCACCGCCAACACCTGGCCGCACGACATGCCGAAGTCGGCGCAGTGATCACCCTGCACCGGAGGGTCAAGGCGTGAGCGTCTACAAGCTCGTCTGCCCCTGCTGCCACAGCCGGATGCGGATCCGCTCCTCCGAGGGCCAAACCCCGTGCTTCCGCTCGATGTACGCGCAATGCACAAACGCGCTCTGCGGCGCCACCTTCACCGGCTCCCTGAGCTGGGACTACCAGCTCAGCCCCTCGGGCCTCGAGCGGCCACTGCTGGTACTCCCCATGGCGCCTTCGAAAACCCGTCAACTGGCACGCCGCGACCTCGCGGCCGCAACCAACCAACTGGACCTGCTGGATCATGTGGAGTGCATGCAATGAACGGCACCAACGACTACCGCAGCACCATGCAGCAAGCCGCCGCAGCGTACCTGCTGGCCAACGCCAACCAGTATCTGTCCTCCGGCTCCGACCGGTTGTTCGATGCCTGTGTCAACCATCTGGCCAAAGGCCTCGAGGTTCCCCAGTTCATGGCCGAACAACTCGCCCAGCGCGCGTGGGATGAAGTCTTCGCGGGGCCAGACCCTATCTGGCTGGGTATCGACTGGGGCCAGGGAGACGACGAGGTGGTCTACCTGATCGACACCCGCAGTCACTGTCGCTTCCCGATCCCGGCCCGCTATCTGCCCGCGCACCTGCTCAAACAGCGCCCCCAGCACACCCAGTAATCCCTGAAACACGCCCTACCCACTCCACTGCCGTGGGTTTGGGGAAGTT